CTGTCGGTGCAATCTTAACTTGCAATCCATTAACCTTTAGTGGCAATTCAATCATGCCTACGTCATTCATAACTTCTAAAGTTCTTTTAACTACCGGAATCATAGTTTCATTAATCAATCGACCATAACTAGCACCCAGGTTTTGAGATAATTGCTTCATACGTTCAGATATTTCTAACGCAGATCTAGCCGACATAGTATCCGGTGGTAAACTTTCATCCATCAATATAGCTTTTATCGAAGCAACCAGGTCACCAGTTACAAGCTGTGAAAGTTGTGTGTCACCAGGTCTAGGCAACGGCTTTAGAGATTCACCCTGGGGACCACCATTTCTAGCTACCGGAATAATTGCACCTGGTACAATACGAACAGTTGAAGGATTTAATACACCATCGTCACTAGCTGTATAAACACCACCTATAGATAAACTACTAGATTTTAATATAAGCTCTTTAACTTTGTTTAATGATCTAATGTCGGGAAGGGCAGTTAATACCGGACCTCTTCCATATCTTTCTTGTGATGCTTTCATATACCTAGCTATAACCCAAGGAAATGATTTTAAATTTCTGTAAACTAATTCATCTCGCCCCATTTCATCAATGATTTGATAATGGTAGTTACCGGTTAGTTTGTCGTAGTAGGTGCCTTCAATAAGGTTAACCATTTCAGTATCATCGCTTTCATACCTGGATCTCATAGCCTGAGATATTTTTATATCCGGGAACTCTTGCTCTAGTACGTTAAATGGTCGCTTCATTTTTCTATATACGTTTTCTACTTTACCAAAGGGTCCTTCTTCAAAGCAGATTAAAAATGTAGGTATACAAGTGTATCTAATTGGCTGGACTTCATCACCTGGCTGGATAAGCATAACAGCCGTTCCGATAGCAAGCTCAAGTAAGAACTCACCCATAGACATATCAAATTGAGATTGTCGCATGACAGCAAACATCTTAGTGCTGTATTCATCTAATATTCTTTGGACTTCGACTTCTCTTTCTTCAGGGATCTCATCCCCAGGCATCAGTCTACACCATTCTCTTTGGGGAGGAAAGACACCGGATTGAAGCCGATTAGCGAATTTTTGTGTAGACTGAATCGCTGTGGAGTCAAAGACACTTGCCATCTTATTTTGACCAGGAACATTAGCTTCCCCATAACCATCATATAAATTACGCATTGGTAAGGCATATCTATAGGCATCTTCGTAAATTGATCTCCAGTTATCTTTATGACGGCTGGCATTTTCGTATCGTTTTTTAACTTCACTTGGTTTTAATTTTGTCATGCTTTTTTATGCCTATTCGCAAAGTTTCTCGCACTCTCTTCACTTCCAAAGCCCCAAGCCTTGAGAGCTAAAGCCTTTCTTGTTGGTCTTCCTTTATCATCTTTCATCGGACCATCCATCCCACCAAACCTACCGGCAAAACTAACTCGTCTAGGATTAACTCCTTCTTTAACCGGTCTTTTAAGATTGGCACCTTCAGTCTTTTTAAAATGCTTTCGACCAGCTTCGTTAAGTCCACCTTCAGGATTTTGGAACTTCTTTGCTACCACTCTTAGGTCTTCCTTTAGCTTTAGGTTTTGGCTTCGGTTTTAATTTTGGATTCAGATCAGCAATAGTTTTACGCATTTGCTTTACTCTTTTTCATTTTCATTTTACCGGCAGAGTTGATCGACTTGTTTAACTTACCACCAGTTTCAATCGCCATCTTTTTCGCTTGATCCATCCCGGTCTTTGTGTAAGGAAATTGCTTTGTCTTCATCCCTTTGCTTGTCTTGTACGATACGTTTGGCATCTTCATTGTCCTCTACTTTTCTAGGATTTCTAGGATGTGACCTCATGCTCTAGGATTTCTTCCCGGACCTAGTGTAGTGTCACCCATTTCATTTCCTAAAGCCGGATTATCTCTTTCTTGTGACATTAATAATCTGTTACCACCGGATCTTCTAGATCTAGCTTTAGAAGCAATTTTTCTTTTTTCTCTAGATTCACCAGCTTCGGCTCTTTCTTCTCGATCTTCTTGCTTTTCAATTTCTTCTTTAGAAGGACCTGGTGGTGGCTTTGAACCACCGAATAAACCACCCATTAAAACAATCTCCCATAACAATAGTAGTCATTGATATCAGGACCATATCTCTTCAATAGTCCTTCTTTATTAAAGTACATCATCTCTATCCATTTGACAGCTTGAACATTAGTTGAACGCACATAGACTTGTATTCTATGAAGCTTTAATTTATCAGATGCATAGGGGAAAAATCGTAAACAAGCCTTATGAAATACCATTTTCCGGTTTTCTAATTTAGCAGACGGCAACAACCAGGCTTCAGCTACACCTTTCCATAAAGGATACAATCCAAACATCGCATAAACCTTGCCGTCACAGATAGCCGAATAGCTCAAGCCATCGACAGCATAGTCCTGGATATGTGGTCTGCCATAGCCATCTAATATTTCTTGGTCAAAATCTCTAAATTCAGCCATGTGTATGTGATTAGGCTGGAAAGCAACTATCCGGTCCTTGTATCCATCAAGTTTCATCACTTGCATCAGTTCTTCTGCCGTAAACATTAATCTTTCTCCTTCCATTACTAGTCCGACTGCCGAGTATTCGGTCCTGGTATCTCTTTACAATCTGCCTATCTTTAAGTTTTTTAGGCGAAAATATTAAATTCCTGGTTCGCAATAACCGGTTGGGCATTTCTAGTAGTTCCTCTCGTCATTCGTTTCATTTCTCCACCACCTAAAAGGCAGTAGCCTAACGCATCCCCGACATGGGAATGCTCATTCTTGTTTGGTTTATCCTTGAATCTTTCTTGACCGGCACCGATAGCCACCCTGGTATAATGATATCCACCACCAAGACTTTTTCTTAGTCGTAAACATTTCTTATTTACCAGGAAGCCGGGCTTACCCTGGACCAATCTATTCATCGGCATAGCTACAGCTTCTCGTCTAACCCTAAAATCATTGGTCTGAGTAGGTCGGGCATGTATCCCATGCGTTTTTAAGAACTCAAAGCTGGTAACTTCGTAATGCTGATCTCTAGCACCACCAGCCGGATCGCCCCATACCATAAATTCATAGCCAGGAAACCTCTGTGCCATCTCACTTTTTAAGATATTAACAAATCGATCTAAGCCCATAGAAAAAGTTACAACCTCATGTAGTACATGCCAGGCACCATTAGGTAATCTTTGAGCAAATACAGCCGATGGAGTTAAACCAAAGTCTAATCCAATCTGTACCGGCACATTTTCGACAGCCTGAAGCTCGGCAGACATAGTGCTGTCATCGTATTCTTCCCAAACAGCCTTGCCTTCCTGGACATAAGTATACTTTCCTTCGGCATAACAACGCACCCAATCAAGGTTTTTGCCACCCAACAACGATTGATAATAGCCTTTAGGCAGATTATGTATGTTCTCAGCCTTCTTGTTTTCCTTAAACCATCGACCACCAGCCGATATATAACCTTGAGCTTCAGGTATTTCAGCCGGAACATCTTCAGTAGGCACTTCAACAACTCCACCATTTTGTCTGAAAAATCTCCAGGCGAATTGTCCTTTAGGTGTTTCTTTCTCAGCCAACCTATAATACCAATGATCTGAATCCATCGGGTTAGTATCAAGCCAAATTCCTCTCCAGGTCGTACCACCATCTGCCATAGATGGATATCTTCCGACACGATGCGTTAATCCTTGAATAACAGCAACCGGGAGTTCCCTGGCTTCATTTACCCAGGCTCCGGTTAGCTCTAATGAAAGCAATTTACGAACGTCTTTAGGTTGATCTAACGCAAGAAATATAACTTCACAATCAATACCGGAAGCATCGCCCCTAGCCGGTAGTTTTAAATGATGCGTGATAGGTGGTGACCAATGCAAGTTGCCCCAAATATTCTCAGGGAATAATTCCAGCCAGGTTTTAATCGTAGTCGTTTTAAGCATAGGATAACTGTTTCTAACAACGGCAAACCTCGAATATCTTATGCCATCCTTCGGACTAGGTTTTTGCTGTACAGCCCGTTTAAATATCTCAGCACAGCAAGCATAACTCTTGCCGGACCCAACCGGACCCATAATGCCCCGAACAAAACTATTATCATTTAAAAACTTCCACACATTAGGCGAGGTGCTGAAGTCTAGATTCATCGCATTAGGCTTTTCCATTTTTAGGTCCTACCATGTTAATTTCAATTACACTCGGCTTCTCACTCTCAGGAGTTCGATCTAATATCCCGGCACTCTTCGCAACCATCTGCAACACTCGCACCTTATCAATCATCTCAACTTCTAATTGCATCTTGCCACTATCACCAACCGGCACAGCTCGGATCTTCCTGATAGACTGCAACGCATGCTCCGGTATATCTCTAGGGTTCATAACCTGGACATTACCTTCATCATCCCAATCTAAAATATCGGTTATCTTGGCAGTCGCTAATCCCATTAAAGCTTCAGCTATCTGCTCTCTATTCTCAAAGATTACATCAGAACCTTTTAGCTTCTTGGAGATCTCACGCACTCCACCAAGATTACCCATCTTAGGAACAGCTCTTTTTTTAGAAGGGGATTTCGTCATCTAATTCATTATCCTTTTTAATGTCGGCATTGCCCGGTAATAAAGTTAAGTTCCCATCAAATGGTCCTACAATAATCTCAGTACTCATCTTCTCTAGACCATCACTAGTCGTAAACTTCCTATAGGTTAACTTGCCCTCTACAACGACAGCCGAACCCTTCTTAACGTAGTTCTCAATGGTCCTAACTATGTTCTTGTTCTTAACAACAACTCTATGCCATTGCGTTAACTCCTTCTTCTCCTGGCTAACCTTGTCAGTCCATTTGTCAGACGTAGCCAAACTAAAGTTAGCTATCTTGTCACCATTGGGAAACTCTTTGAACTCAGGATCTTTTCCTAAATTTCCTATTAATAATATTTTGTTTAAACTTGCCATTCGATTTACTCCTTATGAAAAAATGGAAAATAATTTTGTGATAGCCCCTCCAGTACGCACGAGGGTACCACCCCCCAAAGGTCGCTTTTTTTGCCCTGGTATTTTATCTTTTTTATGTGCGTGAATCATATTCTTTTTCCTGGTTGTACACATTCTAGATCAACGTCTAGGTTTTGTATATTTATAATTTAAAGCTCCTGGTCAATGCTTTGGTTAGATCTTTTACAGTAGTAGCTGGCTTCTTCTCAGTAAACACAGACTTGAAGTAACTCAATGTGTAAGGTGGTTGTATTCCTTCTTTACGTTTGTACTTCAGTATCTTCTCAACAGTATTACTAAACTGATCTACTGTTACTCCCATGCCGGCTATCTCTTCTGCCATTGCTTCTTGTCGCATATCCCATCTCCAGCTTCCTCGAGTTCCCATCACTTCATCCAGCATGTGTGCATATCTCTTTGTCATTTCTTTTGCATTTTCTATTATACTATTATTTATAGTTATATTATTAGAGTTATGTACAACATCATTGTGTTGTGAAATATGCACTACCGGTACAACATCAGGTGTTGTTTTTTGT